GCCGTCAGTAATTGGAAGACCTGATTTGCCGTCGAAAGCGTACCACTTTCCGTTATAAGTTATGTGATAGTCACAGTAATCCTCTGCTATCATACTGATATTGTCAGTTGTCATTCCAGTTCCTTGCTGCTTTGAATAACCAAAGTCAAGGATATCTGCACGCCAAGAATCAATTGGAGTGTTAGTTTTTACTGGGTGCATCTGTGGGCAATAGAATGCATTGTCATATGCTGGATTCTCCATTACAGTGATATCCACTGTGAATCCTTTGTAGCTTGCGAAGTAAGATCCGTAATCTAAGTGACGTACACCATCTCCTTTACGAAGGAACATAGTGTCAAGAGTTACGAAAGAAGAAGCATCAGCTTTGATCATGCGATCAAACATCTTACGAAACTCACGTCCAGCCGATAATACAATCTGCTGCTCACCTTCAGAGATTTTATCTTTGATGATTGAATCGAACCAATCTTCAAGTTCTTGAAGGCTCATGTTTCCGTTATGCTCCAATACCCAACCAGAACGAAGCTGCTCACGAAGACCGCTTGCAGTATAGATCTGATGTCCTTCTGGAGAATAAAGAATATTAGATTCTTGTCCGAACATAAGAGTGTTCTCTACGTTACGGTATAGTTCGTTGAATGCTTCTGCATCAAGCAGAGACATAAAACGCATGATTGGAAGACCTGTTGTTTTGTTGAATCCAACGCTTGTCCACATGTGGCGGATAGAGTTAGCATAACGTCCAAGGTCATTACCTGCTTTATCAAAGTCACCTTCGTCAGCAAAAGCCTTAGCTTTACGAGCAGCTTTGTCAGAAAGTTCTACTTTGATAGCGTGCTGCTGAACATACCCTTCGCTTTGGAAGATGCTATAGAACTGGAATCCACCAAAGTCACGGTTGTCTTCATTAGCAACTGCACTAGATACTTTGTTCCATTCTGCACCATTCTGAAGGAATGTACGAGGTAAGCTCATGTTTCTGTCGTTAGTTGTAAACTGTAAAGTATACTGGAACTGGTTAGGTCCAAGCTTACGATACTTACGAGATCCATCCTTAGATACAACACGAAGGCGGTATTCATTGCTTTGTGGCTGTACAATATCTGAGATATTGAAGTATGGCTTATCAACTACGATATCAACATAGCTGTGGTTGATACCAGGATATGCATCAGTGTTAACTACTTTTGTTACACGTGCTTTTTGAGCTGCACCTCCTGAAAGTTCCCAGCGGAACCCGTGTGAGTTTATCTTCTTAATTTTTCCTTTAGCCTCGGTCCGAATTTATCCTTTATATTTCTACAAAGGCCTGACTATACCATCATCCTCTTAATTTACAGTAGGATGGAGAGATTATAGTCGATGAAGCTTACTTACTAGTATATTTAATATACTTATTGTACTTTCTTTCCAAATAAATCGTCGAGTTTTGATAGAGGTAATTACAAACTTTACTACTGGCACTGATAGAATAAGTTTCAAGTCTGTACATGCCTTGCTATTTGTTTTTCAGAAAGTACGATTTTCATAAGTCTTGCCTGCTGATTGTCTGTTCATTCGCCATTAGGGTTTCCCCATAGGTAATCCTCTAACTTTTTTCTGCTTTCGCTCCTTAGATATTTACTTTTACAAGTTATGTCCGTGGCATAGAGGCTTTGAGAGTTTCCAGCAATTTACTCTCTTATTTGTCCCCATATTACTATGAGGAGGGACAACTATTTTATCCCTACTAAAGGTTTGCCATAATATCTGTCAGTTGCAGCAAAGATTTGTGCATAACCAATATTGATATTAGCAAGATTATCTGTACCAAATGCTTGGTGCAGGTGTTTTCCTTTAAGCTCTTCAGTAACAGTAAGTCCGTCAGTTAATTTAGTTGGTCTCTTATTACTTACTTTAGCTTGAGTAAAATCTACAGTATTAATACTCATTATTAAAAATTTGTTTCTAAATATTATCCAGAGGATTTACTTTTATATCCTCCTCTTCTTCAGATTCTCTATTATAATTCATCTGGTGGGATTTTGCTTTCCCTTGTTTTTTGTTGATAAGATCTAATATCTTTCTAGTAACTTGTGTTTTTTCTTCTGATTCGCTGTTACTTGATTTAATAAATGACTCGGTTTCTAAATCAAAATTATTATTTAACCAGTCTAAGTAAGTAATATACAACTCAGGATTATTTTTAATTATTGATTCTTTGACATACCATACTGGCATGTATTGGCCATTATACATTACTTCCTGATATTGTTCATTTACTATGTTTTGTTTTTTAGAAGGTGACCAGCTCTTTGAATTAATTGATTCTGCAAATTTCTTATTCCAATCCATTCTTTGGTGTTCCAAAGACTGTTCATATTGCATTCTTAATGTATTCTGCTCTTCAACTCTTTGAAGTTCTTCAGCCATATACTCTTTATGTTTTTCAATAAAGTAGTTTTTAGCTTCATTAGCTTTATCTTCACCTTCGTACGATGAAATTATATCATCAACCTTTTTATCTATATCAGCTAATAATATCTCATAGCTTGGATTATTTTCGTTTAACCCGTCTTTAAGATATTCTGATATAATTAGTTTTTGATTTTCTTCATCTTTTGTATCAAAACTATCCCAATATTCTAGCCCATCATTTATTTGAGTAAAAGTAGGAATGTCTGCATCAGCTCCTGCTGTGAAGAAATAGTCAAATAGTCTTAACTTATAAGGATCGTTTTGAAATTTATTTCTTTGAGATTGGATTATTTGGTTAGCTCTTATTGCTTCTGTTTGTCTTTTGAAGTAATCAATAGCGTCTGCATCTAGTTCTCCTTCAAAATCATCTGGTATATACAATAAGTTCTCTTCTCTAATAACGTCTAATGCTAATTGGTAAGGATCGTTATCTTCGATACTATTAGAGTTATTATTAGAGGTTGTATTAACTTCTGATGTTTTGGTATCATCGTTGTTATTAGATACCGCATCCTGATGTAATTCTTTAATATTTTCATCAAGATCATTATTGTCAGTTTTTGACTTTAATCCTGACAGTTCATTATAAATAGCAGCATCCAAGTCATAATTAAAAGGATTTACACTGTTATTATTATCAGTATCTCCTCCATTATTATTAGAGTTATTACTTCCTTGTTCAGCACTACTTACTTCATTTCGTATTGATTGTTCTAATATACTTTCATCGAACATATATTCAACACTTTCTTTTGACTCATTAGACATGGTTCTTAAATTTAGATTTATTTTCTGTTTAGTTTGATGCTATCTCATTTGTTAGTGCTTCTAACATTTTTATAAATAGCCTTTTATTTTACCTATGGTTGTTATAGATATAATTAGTTTAATCCGGTTACGTTATTATCAAAATGTATAGCTTTCTCTACAGACAGAAGAGATTTAGCAACACTAGATGAATTAGATATAGCGTCTAATAATACAGAAGTTGCATCCATTACTTTATAATTAGAGATATCATAGAACTTTCTGTCAACAAGATTGTAACCTTTAGGTTTATCGCTTAGATATTTTGATTTAAGTTCTTTAAAGAATTCACTAGTATATTCTCCTGAATTTTTTAGTAGTTGCATTGGTATTTCTTGAAGACTATCAAAAACCATAAAATATGCTGGATTATCAATTCTATTATATCCTCTTGTTTTGTTTATAGCATAATGGCTAGCTCTTATCCAAGTTACACCGCCTCCGATACTAATACCAGAAGCTATTGCTGATTTTACAGCTAGTACAGCATCATCTATACGCATATACTTTTCTTCCATTTCAAAAGGAGTATTACCTCCTACGTGGATAACAGCAATACCTCCAGATAGATTAGCTATTCTTTTATTATAAAATCTAATGTCTTGCTTGTTATTAGGATCTGTATTTTTTATTAAATCTTGAATATCTAGTATCTGATCGTCAATTAGATCTTGATTTCCTTTACCTCCTACAAAAGAACTATACTTATCATTAATAAATACTTCATCACATTTACCAAAAGCATTCTTAATCATTATTACATTGTTGTTACTATTCTCTGTTACAATAGTAGCTCCAGTAATAAGAGCAAAATCTTCCATTATATCTATTCTTCTGTCACCAAATCCATCATGCTCTACTATAATTAAAGGTCTGGGGTTGTATTTTAACATACCCTCTATTCTGTTAATAGCTATCCTGTTAACATCTTGGGCATATATAACAAGAGGTACTATATTATTATCATCATCTATAGATGCTTTTACATAAGGAGCTATATTACTATAGTCCTTAATTATACCATCATATATAAGTATATTAACATTACTGGCTTGGAAGGTCATTGATTTATAATCATTACACATAAATGATTCATAATACCCTTTGTGCAATTTCATACCATTCACTGCTTCTATTTCTGTTATATTCCTTTTGGTTTTTTTAACCTCAATATCACAATGAATAGAGAGTTCATCAACTATATCATATATCATAGTTCCTATTTCTTTACTATTAGCTGATATAGATGCCAACTCTCTCAAAGCAGTTATATCGTTTGATAAATTTGTTGAATTATCTAATATATATTGTGATATATCTTCAACAGCTTCATCTATCTCCTTATTCATCTCCCATGAAGAAACATTGCCTTTACTTAATAGCTCATATCCTTTTGATATAATACTTTCAGATAGTATAACAGTTGTAGTAGTATTATGTGTTGATATATAATTATCAGTAATATATAGATGATCTTCATTAGATACTTTAATACACATCATTTCTGTCTCTGTATCTGTAAATTCAATATCTTCTATTCTATCTCCATACTTATAATTAGATACCTCATATATTTTATATATAGGTTCTGGAATAAGATATCTTCCATTTTCGGTTGTAGTATATCTTTTGTTTTTAACATCCTGACCTAATGACTGACACAATTCTATAAAATCATCTTTTATTGTACTACTTGCTGTTTTGTACTGAAAAGTTCTTCTGTTTTTTATAGATCCGCTACCGTCAATAAATCCGTTAAGGATATCTTCTCTTTGTAAATAGCTGGAATACTTATATATGTCAGGTATAACTCTACTGTAATAATCAGTATCAAATATTTTTAAATCTCTCAATTGATCTAATAAAGTATTATCCTCAAAAGTTATAGTGTAATATGTATTGTTAGCTTTAGATCTAATAACACTTTCAGGACTATCATCAATATATGTTTTCATAGATACATTGTGATATTCATTTATATATCTAATAACACTAGCTTTCTTCTGTAATATATTAACTGTAAGCTTATTGTTGTCATCAGAAAGAGTAGGATTACTTATCAGTATACCTAACAAGTATGGAGGAACTGTTAACTCCTTCTCAGAAAAATCTATGTTAGGTTTTCTTACAAAAAACCTAAGCTGATGTTTACCTGAATTTCTATGATATAATAATCCAGAATCATATATTTCTCTAGTAGTCTTAATTGATTTATAGCCATTCAAATCATGTATTTCCCACAAGTGATCTTCACAACATTCAACTACTTTACCTCTTGAGAATTTTACATTACACACCTTCTTTAATCCTTTAGGATGTATTTCAAGTACTTTCTGTATACTACCGTCAGTACCACATATCTCATCACCTACTTTCAGAGATCCCATAGTAACAAAACCATTAGGTGTAAGAACTTTAGCGTATAATGGTTGTGGTCCATCGCCGCTACTATTTACTGTATTTTTTGCTGCTTGTCTTACTATTTTAATAGCTTGTTGTTCTACAGGATCATCTGATTTAACATTTTTAGCTACAGTAACTCCGTCTTTTGTTAGTACAGGATATCCTTCTGGATCAGAAAAATCCCTATAATTAGTATACATTACTAATCTACCTTTTGTACCTAAAGTAACTTTAACAGTATCTGATAGTAATTTAGCTCCACGGAGTATGCTCATTTTGGTTGTATTAGAATCGGTAATCATAATTAATATTGGTTATGCTTGTTTTGTATTTTGCTGTTTCAGTTTTTCTCTTTCTAGCTGCATCTTATCTTCATGTTCTTTCTTCTTTCTTTCCATTTCCTCCTGATCTAATAATAACTTTAGTCTATCAGAATTTATCTTTTCTTCTCTAGCAGCTACGTCATTAATAAATTTCTTGTATTTAATGTCAGCTTCCATAATGTCAGGAATACCGTCAGCATCATTATCGTTCTGTAAATTATAAGATGTTATTAAATACTTACCTCTGATATGCTCTCTTTCAATATCAGTATTTCTCTTCATAATATTATTGAGATAGTCAGATTGAAGTTTAGCTATTTGCTCATCTTCTCTTTGTTCTAATCTCATTTTTTCAATCTTCTCTTCTTGTTCTCTCCTAGATTGTTCACGCATTTCTTCTTGTTTGCTCATCTTAGTTTCAAGATCTAACAGATAATCTTCCAATTCTGTTAGGTCATCTGTCTTAAGCATAGATATAAGTGTAGATAAATTAGCTTTATCGTTTTGAATAATAGCGTGAACTTGTGACTTCATAATATCAAGTATTTTATTATTCTTAATATTATTTGATATTTTAATAAGATACTCATCTTCTAGTGACAACAATTCTAAGTCGATAAGAGCCATATGCTTATCATCTATCATACCTCTAAATTTTCCTTTGGATTCTGATAAAGATGATATTAACATTTCCATATAAGTCTGGCATATTTTTTCCCACAGAAGATCATGAGCATAATACAATGGTTCTGTAATATTCATACTATGCATTGTCTCTCTTTGATTGTCAGTAGCTGTAGTATTTACTTTAGTCTTAGCAAGTCTTTGAGGAGACATACCTACAGCTTCTATCATTTGGTTCTCGATAAACTGTAATAATTGTATATAGTATTGTATTACTGTAGAGTTAGTAGCATCTATTCTTTCTGCTACTTTCATAGTATTCATTACACCTACATTACCTTTAGAATAAGCCAAAGGATTATACGGAGTTATATTACCATCTTCTGCCATAGCAAGTGTAGCTTTTAGTCCTATTTCGTCACTTACCATAAGAGAGTTTAAGAATGTTAATACACCTTTGTCTTGAGAGAGGTTTTTAACAAGTCTAGCCATAACAGCATAATATAGTTTCTGCCAGGACTGAAGTCTGTCAACAATAGAAAGTATTCCTGTATTTCTGCTGTTATATATAAAACCTAATACAGGTATTTTAGTTTTGTATGGATTGATTAAAGATTGATATGCATTTTCTAAAGGACCAACATTAACGTAAATATCTCCGTTAAGTCTTACACCTTTCCATATTTCAGGTATCCACATTTCTTCAATACAATTGTATTTATCATCATCATCATACCATATCTTTTTAGTTTTATAATCAGCAAAAGGTGTTGGTCTATATTTCTCAGTTTTGTAATTATCAGGTACAACAAATGACTCATCTACTATCTCATCACACAATTCGTTATATTCATCAGTATAGGTATATTTATATACTTTTCTATATGATTTCCAATAAACTGTATAAACAGAAACATAACGACCATTATAAGTTCTTGAGTCTGCATATAAACCAGGACCGTATATATTATTACCATTAGTATAACTAGATGTAGGTATTCCCATATACTTGCCATCCATTACCATCATAGCTTGTGGATCTATGTTAGCTCCTGATGGAAACATTCCAGCTTCTCTTTTTGCTGACCACGAGGATGCATGTCTATCTGCTCTAGTATGAAACATACTATCGCTAGTACCATATTTACCTGTATTATCATAAGAGAACGTCTGTAATCTCTTAATTTCATTATCTGTCATTAGTTCACCATAATGATCTAACGCTTGTCCTAATGTAATCTCTTCCTGATATCCGACATAATCTGAATCATGTGTAAAAGGACTGTCTGGCGATTTATGATAAAATACATTAGTAGGATTTAACTGTCTAATAATAGGAATAGGATTGCCTGGTTCAAAGGTTATTTCTACAAACTCTTTACCTGCTATTGCTGCATCTGAAAAACATTCATTCTTAATAAATCTCATATCTATTCTTCTGAATGCTATTTTCATAAGATTAGATATTGCTGATTCTTTTTCTTTTAATATATTTTTTCTTTTTGATTCTATAGATTCTATATCAAGTATCTTAGAATACTTCTCTTTATACTTAGCTTCCAATTCCTGTATAGCTTGTTCCTTTTTATCTTCAGGTATATTCTGTAATTCGTTTTGTACTTCAATCTCTATAATCTTAGATATCTTTTCTGATTCTAATTTAAATATCTCATCAACTATTTTAGAGTATTCAATTTCTTGATCTCTTATGTATTTACTATCTGGTTGATCTGTAAGAGATGTAACTGTCCATGTAAAGGGTCTATCTAATTCTTCACCTTTAAGTGTAGATAATATATTAGGTGTTTTGTTGTACATGCTTATGTACTTCTTGCCTGCTTTTTCATTAACTCCTAATACTTTACATATAGATCTCATCTCTTCTTCTTCCATCTGAGAATTAATTAGTCTATAGTTACTTAGCATTCTAATTATATCAGAACGAAGAGTTGAGTTTCCTTCAGCTATAACAAAATCTATACATCGTCTAGCCCAAGTTTTATCCTTCTTTTTTGAATCTATCTTTTGAGTAGGAAATATCATTTTATTTATTGTTTATAATAACTATGCTATTAATACTGAGAACTATATTATTTATACTGTTGTAATACTTTTAAAAGTAATCACCTACTTTATCTTTAATATATGATACCATTTGCCTATCTATTTCATTATAATAGTCATTATCTACAAATACATCTCCTTGTGTATTAAACTTATCTGACAATTGAACCATTGCTCCCATAAGAGCCATAGTAGAGTCAAAGTTTCCATTACGATTATAATTAACTAATTCATCCAGAATTAATTCGTCATATATCATATCAAGATTTCTCAGACCCTCTTTCTCTTCTATATTACCTGTGGATTCATTTACTAATTTTCTAGAAGGATGTCTAAAGTCTAACCACTCGTTCAAATAACCTTCACCAACACTCTTTAATCTTTCATTACCCATAGAATGTCCGAATTCTCTTAGCAATGTTTTACTACCTGGTAAGTATTTTTTAGTGACAAGTCTAGGTGAAGGCATAAGTCTATGTAGTTCATTCTTGTGAGTAAAGAAACTTAATATACCTCCATCTCTATCATTCTCGTGTGATATTTGTGCGTTATAATACTTACTTAAGTTCAAAAGCAATCTATGTAGATAGTCTAAAGGTCTAACTGAAGATCTACCAAAATATGTAGCTACTATTTTTTCAGGACCCATTACATCAGAATATCTAGGTGTTTTCATAACAATAACTGCATTAAGAGAGTTACCTCCTGAATTATTCATAGCTATTGGGTCAACAGCAATTATGTATGCTCCTTCAGGTATAGATCCATTAATTTTGATAGGGTTTTCGTATACTAATAAACAACCTTCTCTATTTGATGATGATTGATTAGTATTAGTTACAGGTTCTAATAGGTTATTAGGTTTAAACTGTACATTATTATTAGTAGTAGTATATAGTTCTCCGGGTGTTCTGTATTTAGAAAACCCTCCTTTTTCCATTTTGATTTTATTTATTCTCGCTATAATATCTGCGGAATTAAATATGTTTGTTGAAGTTACTAAAAAAGCTTCAGAAGGAGTCTTACACCTCTGCGTTAAGAAATCATTATAGTCCTTCTGTTTACCTTTAGGTGGCATCTTATCATACCTTTCTTTGTTTAGAGCTAGTTCTGCAACCCAAAAGAATGCATTACCCATTCTATCTAAAGACTCATATATCTTACCGTCAATCTTTATATATGCTCCAAAGTTAGACCACATATCAGCTACGAAATAGCCACACTTTTCATTACTGTTTTTGTACTCATATATATTATCATAAGCAGCTAGTTCTGCTGCTACAGGATTATTAAATAGTGTACTAAATGCTTTGGATGAACCATCTGCACCTGATGACGATTTCATCTCACCTCCTGTTCCATAGAGGACAGCCACCCCTCGAAATAACGATCCTGCTTTCATCGACTCTCTAGCAAATATCCATGCTTTATCAAGGTTAGATATTTTACCAGATTCTTCAAAGTACAATCTATTGAGACCTTCACCTGAAGCAGCATCATCTTTAGATAATGACATTGTAAATATAGATGACATTCTACCTCTTTGACCTCTAGTTTTTGTATTCTCTAATCCGAATGTAAATGAAAAGTATTTATCAGTGTTTTTAGCTTTAGAGTGTATCCATCCTCCATTTATCTTAGGATCACCTGGATTCTTTCTACCAAAAGGAGTATATAATGTTAAATGATCTATAATAGGTAAACACTTTCTAGCACATTTAACAGCATCTGTTGCATCACTTGTATTGGGTTCACTAGCTATACCTACACGTGCTTTTTTATTAAATGCAGCTATCCATACACATCCTGCAGCCGCTTTATAACTAAATCCTTTACGTCTTGATTTAACTAACGCAATAGATCTTTTATAACTATCATCATATCCATATATTGATGGATTCTCTCTAGACTCTAATTCTTTAAAGTAGTAATAGTCCATAGCTAAAAAGTCAGGAAAGGATGATCTAACTATTGTTTTACCTGAATTATCTCTTGTTACTTTTTCTATTCTACAATAATTAAGGTAGAAATAGAATTCTCCTGATATTCTTAGTCCGCATGGTTTACCATCAATAATAGGCTCATATCCACTTACTATTCTAGTAAACTCTTGCTCCCAAAATTTCTCGTAAGATTTTGTACCAGGAATATGTTGAGTATATGATGCTTTTATTTTACTACCTATGACAGCTCTTTC